AGAATATGGCTCTTTACAAGAAAGTCTATCGGCTAAATGATGAATTACTTCTCCGTTATAAAATATTGCCACATGATTTAAACCTTTACCCAATATAGACATAAACAAAAGATCTCCTGTTTCCAAATTTTCATCTGGCCTCAGTTTTCTAAAACCTGTACGCCACGCACATCTTTCAAACATAGGGTCGGCTAGAAATTCTTCAGGAGTAGTAGGTCTTTGCCAATCTCTTAAAACTATATTTTTTTCTTTTTCATACCAATCACGAACTAACGACCAACAATCTGTAATACCCCAAACCCACTCCCGACCAAAAAAAGGTGCTTTATATCCACTTGGTTTGCAAAAACCCCAAGTTTCAGTTTTAGGATTAACAATATGCCAAACAAAACCACTTTTTTCACAGCTTACTAAATCGGCTTGGGAAGGAATAGGCGGAGTTTTAGGGTGGCTATGTATAACAGCTAAAATATTTCCTAAATTATTTGCTTTTATATAATCTTTGGGGTCTAAAATAAAACTATCATAATTTTCCGAAGAAAGGTTTTTACAAGGTATATATTTTTCTTTCCCTTTTATATTTACTAAAAGTCCTACAGATTCTTTTGGGTCTTCTTTTTTAGCGTGTTCTAAAGCTTGTTCTTTCCAAATCATACAAAGGTTCCGATAGAAGGAAAATCTGTTCTAGTACATTGCCTTTTAGGGCAGTTTACACCCGCTATATCCATCGGAGCGGCTAATTCAAACTCTACTAACTCTCTAGTTTCGCTAGATTTACGATCTATTTTAAAAACTTGCTCTTCTATTATTGCGGTATTATCGGCGGTGACATTTTGCCCATTAGCAAAATTTACAGCGTCAATAAATTTAAGCATAGTTCTAGTTCTTATAACTTTTGCTCCCGTTAAATCGTTCCCTTGCGTTGTTTCATTTACGGTTAAAAGTAAAGCGGATATAAGACCAGTAGCGTTACTTATTTTTAAAGAAGGGCGTGGAAGTTGTCCTTTTTGATAAGCAAAACCTTCGGCTGTTATAGGAAAACGCAAATAACTATTACCTTGCCAAACTATTTCCCCGTTAGCGTTTAAATTACTGCCGGAGTGAAACCTATAAACTGTAGTCGCTCCATGCAATGCTTGATCTAAAGTCAAAGTGAACAATTCTATAATCGCAGAAGGATTTATAGATTGTAAATCGCTAAAACAAACAGCACTTACTGACATTAACTTGGCTCGAAAACTTCTCTAAATGAAGCTCTTACGGTAGAGCGATTACTTAATATCATATCTTCGTTATATTGCTCGCAAACGTATTGGCCGGATGTTCCATTTGGAGGGGTAAAAGTAAAACTAGCTCCATCTAAACCTCTTGCTTTTAAAAAGTCCATAATAGTATTTGCATCTGTAACCGTTACATTAAAAGTAAGTTGATATAAATTTGGTATCTGATGTTCGGGTACTCCAAAAATTATACGTTGCTCATAACCATCGGCAAAACGGACTATCCTTTGTTTCGGCGTAACACTTTTTTTCGTGTTATAAGTAGGAGTAATAGAGGGAAAATTAGCCATTATGCAAGTAAACCACCGGGTCTTTTTTGGTTAACTATTTCAGATTGTACTGCAATAGATATTAAACGCCCTAATTGCTCCGCTTGATTATTATCTCCTTCTACGGCACTTCCACTTGCGTCTACATTTACTACAACATTAGTAGCTCCGCCTAAAGCATGATTTGGAACAATAGTTCCTCCCCTATCCGGTACAAATAACTCGGGTCCACGTTCTCCAACGATAGAAGGACGGCCAACGGGTGGGCGGCCACCATCAGCAAACTTTAAAAAATCAAATCCAAAACTTTTAAACATATTTATGACCCCAAATCTTATAAGTTGGTTTCTCATATCCATTAATATGCCTCTAGCAACTTCGCCTAACTTTTTAGTTCCATCTATAGCTGCAATAATTCCGTTAGTCACTCCATCGGCAAGAGTATTTACTATCCCTTGATATAATTGTTCGTGTTCTGATAAAACGTCTGTTTGGTCGTTTAATAAATTATTTAATTTACCATTATCGGCTAAATTTACTTTTGTTAGTAAATCTTTCCTTGCTAATAACTCGTTTATTTTGCTTTGTATTTGTTCTTGTAATAATACTGCTTGATTTTCTTCTTCCTTAGTTGTTTTAAAAGGTCTATTTAAAACTCCGCCTTTATTTATATTATTAGTAATTTTTTTAATTTGTTCAGCAGTACTTTTTAATTGATTTATTCTTAAATCTATAGCTCCGGAATCTAACCCTAAAGGCTGAATATTACCTACAAAACCTCCTAAATTTTGCATGTCACTTAAGAATCCACCGGGTGTTATTAACGCCGCTCTGAAACCAGATATTTGCCTTTGAAACTCGCTAGAGAATAATCTATTAATACCACCTAAAACTTTATTTGCTGCATCTAAAGCTGTATTTAAAGCCGGAGTAAGAACTTCTCCAACGACAATCGCTACTTTTTCAATATTATCTTGTAAAGTGCTAAATTTACCTGCAAGCGTTGTACTTTGAGCTATAGCTCCTCCCGCATACTGTCCACCTGTGGATGTTAAATTAATTAAAGCTTGATTAACAAGTTCCGCACTTATTTTACCTTTTCGTTGGGCTGCTTCGAACTCTAAACCTTGTAAACCAGTAATCCTTTTAAGTTCGCCCGTAATATCGACCCCTCTTTCTAAAAGCTGCAAGTTTTCTTCTTGTTGTAACTTGCCTTTTGCTCTAATCTGTCCGAATGCAGTAGATATACCATCTAAATCGGCACCTGTTGCACCAGCTACATCTGATAATCTTTTTACCGTATCTACTAGCTCGTTATTAGTAAATCCAAAAGCCTTAAGACGTTTTGTTGTTTCTATTAAGTCTTGCGTCTTAAATGGCGTTACGGCTCCAAATGCTTGAAGTTCTTTTATTATTTTATTTGTAGTGTCTAAACTACCTGTAAGAACCTCTAAACTTTTTCTTTGCGTTTCTAATTTAGCCGTATTAAATAAAACAAATTCAGCGGTTTTAAATAATCCAAAACCTAATAATAAATTTCTAGCTGCTCCCGCTACTGCATTAAGGCCTCCCGAAGCAACTCCCGCAGCCGCACCCGTAGCTCTTAGGGATTTATTTGTTTTATCTATTCTTCCTTTTAATCTTCTATTGTTACCAGCTAGCTTTCTAGTAACATCATTAGTCCTTTGCAAAGGTCTTATAGCATTATTTGCGTTAACTATTAAATTTATTCTTGATTCTGTCGCCACTTTTAAAAGCTTTTTTTCTATTGTATCTTATTTTTTATCCATAGCCTTTTTTTCTTCTTCTCTTTTTACTTCGTAAAATGCAGCCCAAAAAGTAAGCTCTGCATCCGTAATACTAGAACGTAACTCGTTTATTGTTTTACCTAATTCGCTTGCGAGGAAAAACTCGAATGTTAACCAGTTATCCTCTTTTAGTCTTTTTTTGCGTCTTCTACCTTTATAGGTTCTAAGTCTAAAGCAAAAATCTCTAATTCATTTAATACTTTTTCGGGAAGGCATCTTTGTAATTTAGCAACATCGGCAAAACTAAAAGCTTTTTCGCCGTTTTCTTTTTCTGCTATTTGGCAAAGTAGCTGAGTCGATATATCCAAAGCTAAATCAGATTGGTTTAACGACATAGCTTTTTTTCTTTCTTGCCTAGTAAGAGGAGGGAAATACAATGTTATTAATAATTCCCCGTTTGCCTTCAATACATCATATTTTCTTCTAGAAGTAAGATCAAAACTTTCTACTAAAAGATCGGCGGTTCTCTTTTCAGTCATTAATTAAATCGCTGATGTAATAGTTCCGTTAGTTTCGAAGCTGCAGTTTATAACTTGTAAGTCGCCGACATTAGCTCCGTACTCCGCCTCAGTAATAACGCCACTAAAAGAAAACTTTTTAGATGCTTGTGAAGTATCGGGGAAAAGCTCGAACGCCGCAGTTCCGTCATCGGTAACTGTAAGGACATCATCTATAAATGCTGCATACTCGCCACTTTGTGCAGGGTCGTATAAAAGTTCCACAGATCCAGTACCCTTAATAAGTCCGCCTTGCGTACCTCTAAAAGTATTTCCATGAACTGTTGTATCTATAGAATCTTTAGAAATAGAAAGACTCCAGTTTCTAGTTGCCGCTAAAACAGCTACAGAACTTCCGGCATCATCAAACTTAACTGAGCCTTGTTCCCCTCTTAAGGTTGCCATGAGTTAAAAAAAGTATTTAAAACTATATTATCCTTTTTTTTGCTTTTTTACAGCTTTTGTTTCTAGTTTTAGCTTTTCATACGCTCTACGGCAACGCCCGTCCCAATAAAGTGGGTTTCTATTTCCTTTTATACGCTCTAATATTTGGAGCATTTCTTCATTTAGTTCCATTAGCTTAAAGTTTCATACACTTCGAATGTTACTCTAATTTCTGTCTGGAAAAAACCTTCGGGGGAAGCTGTTACTACTTCGGGTCCACTAGGAGGGTCGAAAATTACTCCCGATACTACTTCGCCGTTATATAAATCTCTTAATCTTTTTCCTATTACTAAATTATTTCCTGTTCCTTCTCCTTCGGGCGTGAAAATATTTAAAACTAAAATTCCTGTTAATGAATTTAATTTTGTACTGCTTGTACCCATACTTAAATATTCAGAACTTCCAAATGTAGTTAAACATTGTATAAACTTTTCGTAATTTATAGAACTAAAAGGTTGGTTATAAAAAACAATAGGCAATGGCGGAGCTTTTTGTAATTCATCGACCAACCTACTTTCTATGGTAGCTCGAATACTATTTAAATCTAGAGCGGCCATTTTTACCTTCCTAAAGTACGTTTTATATCATTTATAACTTGTTTTACCTGTAATTCTGGATATCCCTTAATAGTACTTTGCCTAGTTCTGTATTTTCCTTTCCATGAAGGAGGTAAGCTTACACCAAAAGCTACTGGCTCTGAATATTCAATATTAGTACTTACTATTCCTACATAGTCTCTAATCGTACTTTGCCAACTTCTTTTTAATGTTCCACCTACTCCCGTTTCGTTTGGTTTAGGGTCCCAAACAGGCGTAGCTTGGACAACTAAAGACTCCCATTTAAAAGTTCCTTTCCGGACAGCCTTTTTTATTTTGGCTTCGAAATGATCGCCGATGCTTTCTATCCTTATCTGTCTTGCCATTACGCCCTCAAAAATAAATCATAGTAAATTGCGATATTTGCTTGTTCGTTTGTATCTACTCTAACTATTTTATATTCTATAGAACTAATTAAAACTTTATCTTTTGTAGTAGGGGTAAAAGTTAAACCTTCCGCCGATATAGTTAGTTTTTTATCTTCTTGCGAGATTAATTCGTTAACTTCTACGCTCGAAACGTTTTCTAAATTACCTTTTATATCTAAAGTCGTTTCGTTTTTTCTTACTTCGCCTGTGGCATCATTATATGAACTATTAGTAGTCCTTTTAATAGTAACCGTTCCGCCGAGTCGCAGTAATGTTTTACTAGATACTTTTTTAAGTCCTTTAGCTATACCCATTAGAGAACGTAAGCTATAACCGAGCCACTTGTTAATTTTATGCTTGTTATTACTCCTTCTATAGAACAATTAGAATTAATAGTTACGGCAGATTTGGTTCCAGTTATATTTTCAGAAACTAACGTATGTATTACGGTATCTTCTAAAGCTTTTACACATTGGAACCTTCCTGTATGTGTTGCTTGGTCATCAATAATTTTTGCTGCGGAATAGTGCATAATTAGCTCCTTTTAATAGCGACGTTGCCAGAACCGCTAATGCGAAGTCCGACTAAATACCTTTCGAATAGAGGAGGTACTCGATCAGCACCTACGGCTCCATAAAAATTAGGCTCTACGTCTAGATTACCAAGTTTTACTTTTTTGTAATCCTCTAGACCGCTTAATCCTAACCCATCTTTATTGTTATTTAAATATACGGCAAGGATAGTTTGTGCTTTTTTTACTTGTTCCGGTATTTCGGTCTCTGAATAGTAATCTGTTGAAATACGAAAAGGGAAACCAATAGAATATGTATTAATATAAGTATCCGGTTTTCTTACTCCTTGTCTTGGCCATTGCAATGATTGGGTATTGGTAACTCTAGCTCCTAAAAATCTTTCTCGATCTAGTCGTACTGTAGCTGTAAATAGTGCACGGTTTTTTTGATCGGTTGTCGCAGTAGCAAACGCAGTAACATCATCATCCTCAACGAGCCCATCTACTATATCTTGGGCTTCTGATAAAGAGACATAACTATTTGCTATGTTGCTTCCTATTGTTGTGTGTAATGTTATTGCCATTAGTTTTTGGTTTTTTCTTTTTTATAGAGGGTTTAGAGACTACCTTTACGGCAGCCTCTTGTTCCCTTACTCGCCTAAATGCGAATAAACCCACTTATTTTCTAAAAGCACTAACTGCAGTCGCACTCGTAACTCTAAAAATAAAAG